GGCAAGAAGACCGTTACCATCAAGATAAAATTCTGTTGCTTCAACAATTTTGGAGTTTCCTCCAGTCCTCATGTCATAAACAACTGCATCTACGATATATCCCAAGTCTCTCTTACACTTTTCTTCTCCAGCAGAAGGAGTCCCAGTAGTTTCTGTTGGAATAGCAACTGGGAATACGAGAGAACCTTGATCCAGATAGAAAGTAACAATACTGACGAGGTTATCAATGTTTGATTGAACATCGGCACATGCACCAGGATCAGTATTTGGCAAAACACCATTTCCATCATTATAAGTAGCATCTCCAGGAGTTACTGTGAGATCTTGTACTGTAAGGCGATTGGTGATCGCCATCTTCATCAAATCACGCGCTTTGTTGAAAGCAGTAATAGATTCAGTAACTTCTCCAGCAAGACCATTGCTAGTTAATGCAGTTCCTGATGCAATAAAATATTGCTGAAGGAACTTACGAGCATAAACATTTCCTCCAGTATGAACATCAAGAGAAACAGCATCAATAAAATATCCAATGTCACGCTTACACTTATCTGAGTTTGGATTGACAAAAGTAGGATGCTGAATTGCAATTTCTGCAAAAGAATCATCAATAATTTCTTGACGATTCTGCTGAATCAATCTATAAGCATCTTTATAGCGTGATCTTGAAGTAGTTTGAGGGTCATTAGGATAATAGAAGTCAGGATAGTCAATTGAAATTTGAGCGTTCGCTCTGTCAATAATTTCCTGTTTATTGGCTTCAATAAGATTAGCACCATCTCTGTGGCGGTTAGCACTAATTGGTCCCTGATTAGGATCTAACCAAATACCAGAATTAGAAATAGGAAGAGTAGCACTTGGATTATTTAATTGATATGTTAAAATACCGACCAAATTATCAATCGTGCTTTGAACATCAGCACAAACTCCAGGATCGTTATTTGTCAAATAACCATTGGGGTTATTGAACAGAACTCTAATTGAATTAGAAGTAGGAACATCATAAATTTCAAACTTATCATTAAAGTTTAAATTACCAGATGCAGTAACATTATCAATATGTACATAAACATTATTCGGATAAGTTTGTGTTCCAGAAGTAGTGGCATATCCATGATCAGATGATGTTGTAATAGTTGCTACAGAAGCATCATAAGAAATGCCATCAACATCAATAATTTCATATGGTTCTTGGAAAATTTCATTTAATGCAAGAACGACAGAAGTATTTTTAGTTGCTGTTGGGAAGTTTCCATCAATAGTAGTTAATGCATATGTGTTCCTGGATCCACTAAATGTTGCACTAAGATCAGCAATTTGAACTGCCTCAATTTGATTCTCAAGAAAATTAAGCAATGCAGCACCCTGACCAGGATACTTGTGCATTACAGCAGAGTTAATTGTTGAAAGTTCATATTTTTTGAATACAATGTCAGACTCAACATTTACTGGATCCAATGTAATAATAACTGTGTTATCAGAATGGTCATCAGGTAATCCAACACTGAAAGGAAGTCCTGATGCAGTATCGTCAAAATCAATATCATTTTCTACCGACACTTCACCAAATAACTTGAATCCCAGGGGATGAGTTGTATTATAAACTTTGTCCCTATATTCGCTCAGTGATCTGGTGCTTCTGATTACATATGAGAAATCTTGGTAATAATAACTATCAGTAATTTTCTGAGAAGAAGAACTGAGTTTTCCGAAGTCACTATCAAAATATCCAACCTTTTCAATTAATGCACCAACATTTGCAATAACTTCAGGATCAGTTACTGTTACAACTCTTGCAGTGGTGCCCTGAATAGTACCATTAAGAGTAGAAACTACAGTAGAAGTTGGCTCAATACTTCCAACTACCTCTTCAACTGTAAGTAAGTAAGATTTATTACCAATTTCTTGGAAGTTTTTGATAACTCCACTAAATCCATTATTTTGAGTTACTTTTTCATTCTTCTTAAATAAATTACCAGAAAGTTCAGTTACAATAACTTTTTTCTCAAATATTAAGTTCTTTGAGAAAGTTTTATCGGGATTAAACTGAGATCCATAATTTGTAAATCTAATGTTTCTGATTTTACCAATAGATGAACTAGTGGGAAATATATTGGCACTAGTATCATATGCAACAATATAATCATCCTCAACGTATCCTTCGCCACCCTCAGAGACAACTACATTTACAATCTCACCGTTAGTGACAGAGGGGACTAAAACAGCGCCAGTTCCTGTTTGAGAGACTACCTTTAATGATGTTGTGTTTGGATCATATCTTCTGCCTCCCAAAAGAACACTTACATCGTCCTGAACGATTCCAGATACAATATTAAATGAGAATTTGGCATTATCAAGATCGGTGTGTACCACACCATCAACTTTTGGTAATTTTTTATACCCTTCGCCGCCGTCAATTAGTTCAATGTCTGCGATAGTTCCAACAGCAGACTTTGAATTAGTATTATAAGAAATTACACCGACATATTCTGGAAATTCTGGTTGTCTTGGTGAAATAAACGAGAATTGATTATCACTTGGTATAGATCTAATAGCTTGCGTTGAATCTGGCAGTCTCAGTACATTAAGGTATGCTGCAGAGTAAACAACAGTATTATCAGAGTCATAATAGAATAATCTACTTACATTGGGACGCAACAATGCTGCTTTTGTTATAACAAGTTGAGCACCAGAAGTTCCTGGAGTTCCAGTGTATACAACATCCTGAAGTTTATTAATTTTTTCAGAATCTGTAGCAAAATTTAATACTCTTCCATTTAGAGTTCCATCACTTAAATCAAAAGTGTATTCAGTTCCTTTTACGAAGTCAAAACTAAAATCAGCACTGGTTAGATTTCTTCTGAAATAATTTCCAGTATTCGTTACATCAAATTCCCAGAATGACTGTTTTGGAGTTACTGATTGAATTGTGATATTTCTAGTATCTGGTGTAGACTGATCTACAGCAACTGTAGAAGTGGTAACACTACCAGATGCAACTCTAAGTTCAATAGTTTTATTTGCCTTGTTAATATTGTAAATTGTTGCCGAAATTCCAGTTGCAACAAAAGTATCTCCTACAGCAATTCTATAATCAGGATCACTTTCTGGAATATGAAGTGAAACAGTATTTCCAGTAGCATGGAGTCTTAATTTTGTGTTGAACTGACTTCTTTCAACCTGAAGTTGATCTAAATTAGTGTCAATTGAAGTAATCTTCAGAATTTCATCATTAATCTTGATATAATCATTTACTCTGAAATCATCTGCAACTGTAACGTTGATTGCACTAGAGTTGAAGGAAACGTCAGCTTGTAGTTCTGTAGAAATTGAAGGTGGTGTATATGTAATAGTTTGATAATCAGATACCCTAGTCTTTATGGTCATCGCACCAGTAAAGTTAGGTCTATCTAATGTAATGTCTATTTGATCATCCAATGAGAGACCATGGGGTTCAGTTGTGGTCACAGTGACTAGATATTTTACTGGATTCTGCTGAGCAGGATTCAGCATCGTAAATCCTCTTCCAGTAATTGTAAGAGGGAATGGAAGAGTTGGTCTACCATATGCATCAAGTGTCAATCCAGATGGAATGGAAGTAGGGTGAACTCTATATGATACACCAGAAACAGTTACGCCAACTAGTTTTGATACTTTTGCATATGATCTAGATCCTTCTGTATCATCATTATTGATGAAGAGATAATCTGTTGTTTTGAAATTACTATTTCCACCATAGACTTCAAATGAATCAATAATACCTCTGTCAGTAAAGTCAACTAGAAGATTTGCATCAAATCCTTTTGAAGGTGTATTTCCAGTTCTAAGTCTTCTTGCATCTGCGGGAAGAATAGATTCTGACTGAATATGACTGATCAATAAGTTATTTTGAGCAGGAACCGAATTATAAGTTTCACCTAAAATGTATGGATATACTGGATTACTGAAGTTATCAACAGTGATGAAGTAAGCATAAGTTCCGTCTGGAAATTCTGGTGTGACACAGAAACGACCGTTACTTCTATCCAAACTTCCTTGCCCAATAGAGAATGTATAGTCTTGGATAAATGAACCTAATGGATATGTTGTAGTAGATGGTCTATCAGCAGATCCAGAAGACGCCAAAACATAACTACTAGTCATTCTAGTGATAGAACTAGTATTATCCGATGGATCTACATAAGAATATGGTCCATAAATTGGATGACCATCATATGCCCAACCAAGAATTGGTGAGTGAGTATAATTAGAACCTTTTTCAGAATAATTTGCATTTGGTCCTGTAACATTATCATTAAGAGAAAATCTTAATAGTTTGGGATTAAATGCATAACCATACTGAAGAGCAAAAGCAGCGTTTCTGCTCTGGAACAAATATCCATTACCAGCATCAGATCTAGATGTTGTACTTGGTATGTAATTACCAGTATTAACATCTAAAATATTTTTAATTTTAAATACCCTATCAAATTCCCATTTCTTGGAGATAGCTCTGGCAACAACACCAGATCCCTTTGAAATAATATTTACTCGGATGTTTGAAATATCATAAAAATCTTTTCCGCCGTTAAGTACATCAATTCCAACTACTTGACCATTCTGAACTCTGGCAATAGCAAAAGCATTTTGTCCTCTTCCAGTGATATCAAAAATTTCTACATTTGGCGGCAGTACATAATCAGAACCACCATTTGTTACTGTAATAGTTTTAATTTGACCGTTTACAATATCTATCGTGTTTGCAACAGAAGCTGTCGCATCAAATCCATATGCAACTTCTAAATCTTCGTCTCTAGTATATCCACCTCCACCAGAAGTAACATTAACTGAAACTACTTTTCCATCAACTATATTTGCCTCAAAAGTAGCATTTGAACCAGATGGATTAGAGATTCTGAAGATAGGTTGAGTATCTGCCTCAAAACCAAATCCAGACTGTAAAATTTGTACTGAATCAATTGGTCCGAATGAAACCGTTTCTTCATCCTGTCGTGACATTGCTTCAACACCATTCACAAAGATTCCAACGGGGATATCGTTTGTAAATTGTGTCTTAGTGTTAATTTGGGGTTTTAATGGAATAGATTTTAGAATATATTGATTTCTAATATCATTTCCAACACCAAGAAACGGTCCAATTGGATGTGTGGGAAGACCAGTTGATGCAACGTATGCATAATCATCTGTTTTGAATACTGAAGTAACATCTCCAGTAAATTGACTTACAACATCGTCAATTTGACCATTAGAACTACTAGCTACATTACCAGATTCATTTTTTCTCCAAGCGGTAAATTGAGGACGAAGATCCTCTGCTCCATCTTGAGATAACTTAATTATATCTCCTTCTTCGTAATACTGTGCCCCATCATTGATAGTTGTACCTGATAAAACACCAAGAAGTCTAAGTTTTACAACTTCTTGATTATTTGGAGAAGTTCCATATAAAAATTCAGTTGTAGTAACTCTTTTGTTAGAAGCAGTATGACCTACAGCGACAGTATTGTATGCTCCTCTTGCACAATCAAAGAATTGATTAAAAGATTTGAATCTATATGTAATATATTCATCATCAATTTGAATGATTCCGTTTTCTTCAGGAAAACCAATAGTACTATCAACTGTTACTATCGCATCAGTTGATGTAAGATCTCTTCTAAGTAAACTATCTGCTGGAATGATGAAATTAGTTCTTTCCAGAACATTTAACCTGATTTCATAAATGTTTTTGTTGCCAGAAGCATAATTAGAAATATTATTTACGAGAATCTGATCAATTAAGAGTACATCACTAACTTCACCACTTGCATCTGTCTGAAACAACTCGTATCCAACAAGATTGTAAGGATTGCCAGTAATTTGTTCAACCTTAATGACATCATCTACAGTCCAGTCAGAATATGATGTTTTGATTACATAATCTTTAGGATATCTAAGTGTAATCTCTTCGGCATATAATGTTCTGAATAAAAACTCAACAGAAAGACTTGTGCCCTTGTAACTATAAAAATCTTTGATATTTTTGATCAGAGTATCTTCACCAATATCTGCAATTACAGATTCATAAGGAAATCCAGAAAGATATTGTTTTTGATAGTTTCTGAGAACTAAAAACTTAAATAAATTAGTAAGATTATATACTTTGTCACCTAAACTATGCTCTGCAGCAACAGAATCATCAAATGTAGTATTTTGTGTGTTTAATTCTGTAGTAGCAGAGTACCCTCTCTTACATCCAAGTAATGTATTGGTTTGATTATCAATACTTTCATAAAAAATAATCTCATCATTAATTTTGATCACACCATTGGTAGGTTGAAGACCATAAACACTATTCAGTGTGATATCTGTCTCTGTTTTGTCAAGATCTTCTGCTAACGTAAGTTCTTGTACTAAATTATGTTTTTTTAAATTATCTACATCTTTTTCATCTAAAAAATTATTTGCAATGTCTAAAGGACCACCAGTTAACTCTAGAGACTTATAATATTCCTCATAAAACTTGACAAAACATTCAAACTCTGCCGTAACAAAGTCTGGCAGTTGATATGTGATTAAATCTGAGATATGTAAAATATTATGAGACATCTTAGTTGGTTTCTACAAACAGTTGGAAAGTGCTATTATTTACTGCAAAATCTAGATAAACTTCTCTTACAGCTCTAACGTCCTCGCTCTTTGGAATAGCAGTAATGAAGATTTCTTGCTCTGTGTTGCTACCAGAAATGATTCTGATTGGATTTAGGTTTACATCTCCTTTTGTAAAGTCAACTGTGCCGACATTATTGTCTAAAATAACTCTACTTGCCGTTACTGAATCAATAGTATATAGAAAGATTCTACCCTGCTTGTCATTCTCAAGATAACAGTCAAAATCTGAATATTCTTCTGTTCTGAATGCACTTGATCTGATAGTAGTTTCTCCGTCACAAGGAACTTTGAATTCATTTACATAACAAAGAAGATATTGTGCAGATGCATTCAAAACAGGAGTAAATTTTTTCCTTAATCTTACTTTTGTAGTGTTTGAAACGATTGATTGTTCAGAAGCATCAATCACAGTTGATAATCTACTCTTTTTAATTACTCCACCAAACTTACTTAAGTTATTAGTGTCCCTGAACCTTACGAGGTTTTCAATAATTTTTGTTTTTACTTGTTCTCGCGTTAAATTCGTTAAATTGCTATTCCAATAGATTTCACTATTTAAAATAACTTGAACAACCGAAGGATCTACGATTACTGGAGTAACTGACGCTACTGTATACTTTCTCAATTGAGTAATAATTGACTTTTTAGTTGAATTACTCAAAAAAGTGCTAAATTTTGGTTTAATAGCAATTTTTACTCTTCCATATTCTGGTGGAGACTCACTTTCTCCACCATAAACAATAATGTCAGCGACTGAAGGGTAAATTCTTTGTGTAATGACCTTATAATCGTCCAACGTAACTGCTCTATTCTGAGAAGAGTAGAATGCTGGAGCATTTTTCTTAATTACTTCAACATCTTCGGCAGAATCACCACCTTCGCTGCCTAAAACTACTGTTACACCAATATTGTTTAAAACTCTTCTGGATTCATTGTCGTAAATTTCACCAGTAAAGACATAATTCTTGATGAAGTTGCCATCTGCCCCACTTGATACCAGATATGACACTTCAATGACTTCACCATCCTCAAGTTCTCTTCCTAGAACCCCATCACCGAAGATTAACTCATATCTAGAGTCATCAACTTCTTGCACAAAGAAAACTTTGTCGTCTGCAGAAACATCAAGAATGTTTTCAGACTGTGTATAAGAATTCAAGACCGAAGATGTGGCATTTGGTCTTACATAAACTCTAATTGTGTCTGTGTCAATGTTTTCTGTTGGAATGATGTATCTCTGATCTACTAATTGCTTGTTGACAATAAATTTATAAGTTAAATAGATCCCTTCAGTCACTGAAAGGTTATTTGTTCCCTCAATGTTGCTAACATAAGCAATATTGTTAGTTACAGGAACAGTAATATCTTCTAAAACAGCAAATTGATATGTCTCTGCTCTGTTGTCTGGATTAGATGAAATGAAGGAATTACCTTTCTTCAAGGTAACAAAGTTTGGAACTCTTCTTGGGTCAATTGCAGCAATAGCATTATAGTCAACTTTTAATTGAACTGTTGCCGTTGCCGATGTTGTTGATTTTGGTTTATATCCTAACTGCCTAGCAATAGCAACAATATTATCCCTTAATGATGCCGATGTCAAAAAAGACTCATTAACTGCCATTGTTGTGTTGAAGGCAGTGTAGTAAGTATTATATGACAGTAAATCTATAATCGCACTTAAAGTTGATGCCTCAAAGTCATAGTCAGTAAATTGAGTGTTTCTCCTCAAATACTGCTTTAGGGCATTCTTGATATCTTCAAAATCTAAAGAATTGACTTGTACGAATGACATTTAAAATTACGGAGCTGGTGAACTTAAATTAAGGGTTATATCAAAACGCTGAGCATTA